CCAGATGGGAGCCAGAGCAGCGTCTTCATAAGGACATGGATGATTTTTTGGTTCGATCATTTCGTGGATATATGAGGTGTTAGACGACGCACGATACACATACATCCCGACACCACTCTCAGTCTCAACCCGAAGAACCTTGACCATGTATTCCTATCTCCGTTTATCTGAAGAAAGAATACATGGTCTGGGTTAGGTTGTCAAGTCACTTTTCTACCTTGAGAAGGATTGTGTTCTCACTAAGCCGACCGGTCACTTCGATGTTTCCAGTCTTGATCGTTTCGAAAATCTTCCTGAGAGCGATCTTGCCACCCTTCAGAACGACATCCAGAGTTTCCTTGGTCTTTCGACCAATCTTCTTGGACTCACTGATCTTTTCATCAAAGATCACAGTGGTTCCCTTCACGTCAAGACCATTAGCCTTACGGACAACAACCAGCTTCTGATACCGAACGTCATAGTACCATAGAGCGGTCTTGCCGATGATATCCTTTGGATTGATGGAAGTCAATCCAAGCTCAGGGAATTCCTTGAGGTACTGAACCTTTGCCACCTTCTTTTCGGCAGGAATTACCTTCTTTGCACGAGGCTTACGAGGCTTCTTCACTGGAGCAGGCTTAGGTGCGGTCTGTGCCTCACTCGGCTCCACCACATCACCACCATCCAGAAAGATAGCGATCTCGCTGATAACTTCGTCAGCAGCCTTCGTGTAGACAAGAGCATCTTCTGGAGTGCAGAACTTGTTTACCTTCTTCACCTCTTCGACAAAGTAGTCAATGACCTTACGAGCCGTCTTCGGAGATACCTTAGCCTTTTCAAGGATAGGGATAACGTCTTCTCCAGTAGAGTTTTCGATGATATCCTCGATCTTACCCAGCATCACCGCATTGTCTTCATTCAGCTTTCCGGGTGCCTTATAAGCGACAACCTCAAGCTTGGAACGATTGTACTTGGCAATTCCCTCAGAAAGGCCGCTGTCGATCCATTCGTATGCATATGCCGGAAGAGTAGCCCCATTCAGAATGAGACGAGCAACCTTACCGAGAGTGAAGGAAAAGAACTTGTCGCCAGCTTCCTTCACAGACTTAACGAGGGCAGCATCACCCTTCTGAGTGAGATAGGCCACGAGGAACTTGAACGCTTCCTTGTGATCGAGATTGTAGTTGTACCAAGTCAGGGCATCAGTGAGTTCCTTGCCGGTGATCAGCCGATTATAGATCGGCTCCGGTCCATAAAAATTCAGGTTCAGCGACTTGATAACCGTCTTACCCATTGCAGTGCGAGACATTAGTTTCTCCTGTTGTTGAAAGTACCCTAACATAAGAAAGAAGGGCCGTCAAGCCCTTCTTGGTTTTGCAGGATGATTTTTGTTACGGAAGGACCACTCATCAAAGCCGTACTTCCTTGCCTTTACCTTATCTGAAACCGTGACCATATTGCTCTTATCGTTTACAAGAATATTTCCGAGATACATCTCAATTTCCTGATATGCTTCCCATGGAGGAACTACTGAAGCAAAATTGATATCCTTCAAACCTGAGGGATTTTTCGACCACATAAAGTGGGATACATCCTTCCTATATTCAGGATATCCTGTACTAAATCGAGTTGCGATTACGATTTCGTTATCAATGAGTTCTTTTGCTGGAGAGTAGTTCTTTCGAATGAAAATCTCTTTCACTCGTTCAAGAAGCTTTTCTTTCTCTCTGGTATAATAGTAATAATTCTTTTCATGAAACTTGATTTCTCCAGAAGCAATCAGTTCCTGAAAGTGCTCGAATGTCCAGATGTACTTCATGATAGGCATCTTACCGGGTGGGTAGATATGAAGGCAGATACCGAAATAATACTTTCCGCAGAAGATAACTTCCATTGTTGTTAGAGTACTTTCTACGTAGTATGGAAAGTACAATGAGAGTTCATGGCTCAGTTTTACATATTCGTGAGTATCCTTAGTCTCATGCGAATATGGTTTCTGCCGTACAAAAGTCAGAGTATCATCAGACTGATAACCTCCAACAGTGTCATAGTAATCATAACCACCAATGATTCTCATTCAAATATCTCCTATGCATGATAACCTATCATAAAAAATAGGGGCCGTCAAGCCCCTATTTAATCGTTTTGATGGAAACTCTACCTAAAGTATATCCATTACTTAGAAACAAGTCAACTTGTGTGCTTGATATCTTTTTACTTTCTAATCCGTTGTTTACCCATCTGGTACCGTATTGGCTATTTTTTGTTCCTGTAGCCCTAATAGACATTTTTCTTTTTTCTTCTTCAGATGCTTTTCTACCTTTAGTGCTTTTAGGTAGCTTCATATTAGGATTTGTCTTCCATACATCTTTCATTTTTTTTCTAATGATCTCTGTCTTTTGATTAGACCATGAGAAATCTGTTTTTGAATAATCTCTCTTATCTGCTAAGTTTTGATTGTGAGTATGACTATCTCTAGTTTGGTTGATGTAACTGAAACCACCTTTACCGCCCTCACATAAATTATAGCTCATCTCAGAAATTACGACTAGTTCTTTCTCTTTCTGGTTCATTTGATCTTCTGTGGAGAAGATGTAAAGAATTTCTTTAGTGAAATTTTCAATCCCATACTTCTTTATGGCTGCTCTAATCAACTTGCCAGAACCCATATAACCATCATCTAAGTTTTTAGTCTGATGCTTACCGATATAGAATTTTTGATTGATTTTATTGGTTATTTTGTATACTGTATAGTACAAATGAATCTCCATTTTGCATAACTCTGTCTCCAGATATTTATGCAAAATGGATTTTTAGTGTGGAGTAGATGGGACTCGAACCCACCTCAGATTCCTTGCAAAGGATTCCCGCTTACCCATGAGCCTACCCCATGTAATTTGGTGCCCCAAGACCGACTTGAACGATCCTCTCCGGGTTACAAAACCGGTCCCTCGCCATCTAGGGGTTTAGGGCATGAAACGAATTACATCATTATAGATGATGTAGAGCGAATAGAGACTGATGATAATTAGATCAATAATCATTATTTATTCCTCAAAAAGCCGACTATAGGAACGGATCGGGCTACGATCCGTATACTTGGAGACATACTGTGGTTCATTACCTGTCAGGTGTTTCCACAACTTCAAAAACTTCGTTGCATCACAATCCTCTTCGAGATACACGGTCTGGCCGCGCTTGTAAGAATAATCAGTGAACTGCGTCTTATCAATACCCAGAACTGCAAGGTCCTTCAGTTTGACTGCCAGCCAACCATGACCAGCATCAGAATAAAACTTGAATACCCGGCTATTGACGTACTTATCGGTAATCTTGGTCATTTCACTTCCTCTCTTATGAGAAGACCATAACAAACCTAGATGAACAAGTCAAGAAGAAAGTGATCCCATTTTTGGATCATCAGGCGGGATCAACCTGATTGAAATGAGTTAATGGATGCCCTTCCAACTCATTTCACCTAGCGATTGGCACTCTAGCACACTTTGAACCTCGATGCTAATTTCTTTTCGGAATATCTTATCGAGGTTTTTCTGTCTAAAGTCAAATGCAGAACAGCATCCACACCCCATCAAACGATGTTTCTTACCACGCATTTTTATATTACCTGCATGGATATGACGAGGGCTTTTTGACATTATACATCCTTGAAATTTGGTCGGTCATCGTGGATTCACACCACAAACCGTTTACTACATCCACGCGCAATGTAGTGGCATGACCGTTAAAATGGCACAGGTGGAGAATTTCGAAATCTCGACCTTCGGTTTTGGAGACCGACGCTCTTCCTCTGAGCTACACCTGTATAAATTTTGGTGCTTCAGGAGAGAATTGAACTCTCTTTTTACCCATACCAAAGGTATGTAATACCAATATACTACTGAAGCTTACTATAATTCTAGTAGACCTGATGAGAATCGAACTCATGTCTTATGGGTTAAGAGGCCAACGCACTACCACTATGCTACAGGTCTATATTATATGCACCAACTAAAATTGAAATACCAGAAACCGAATGCAGTGAATGTCTCACCATCAAAGTAAATACTTTTTAAACCCCAATGACGATACTGCTTACTAAGCCAGTTTGGATAGAAAGCAATATGATGTGCATAGTCATATATGTCTTTCGGATCATTCGTGGTCTTATATTTTGGGCCGTATGGTTCCCATTCTATAAAGCCATTCTTTAAGTCTAACCTAATCTTGCTATTAAACAGTCGCATTTTTTCTCGATCTCTTCTCTCTAGCATCTTTCATGTATGCATTCAAAACACGCAGAGACCATACGTCATCATGGTTCATAGGAAACTGAATTGCCCTTGCTAATTCACTTTCTGGTTCTTCATAATTAGGCCAGAAATCGGGGGTTAACTCAATCTTCTCTACCTTTTCAGTAGACTTTCGATCATCATTGATGATCTCGACTGAGATACGTTTCTTGGTTAGCATCTGCTTTCCAAGAATAATTGGTTTATCCCAACCATTCTTTCTAGCCTGACTGAGTGAGGGAAACACACCCAGATGTACTAGAACATGTGCCATAGTTGGATTTGGACCAAGATCAGCAATGTTAATTAACTGTGTCATTTTTCCTAGTACGCATAATGATTGGTAAAGTACCACTTGTCAACTACTGGAGAGCCGTCATCGGCTTCATCTGCAACCACATGAGCCACAGTTTTCTTGACATTACACCAAAGAAAATGATCGGAGTTTATCCAAAGCTTATGAGAATACTCAGGCCAAGGAACGACTTCATTTTCTTCTGGCTTCGAATAATGAAAGACGTTTTTGAAATTCATCTCTCGGAATTCACCGGCAACCTTAGTTCCAATCGGAGCGAAGCCCATATCAAAATCTCCTGTTTGACTTAGATACCTTACTCGGTAAGCGATACTATGTCAAGATAAAATTCTACCTTTTTTCCAACCTAATGGAATTTCTTCACCTTGTTTCAGTTTCTGGTTTTTTGATCCGTCTGTGACCCAAAAACTACCAAATTGAGAACTTTTCGATCCTACTCTTAGTTTGGCTTTCTCAGACATTTTATTTTTTGTCTGCTCAGAATGCCTCTTTCCAGTCCAATCGAATTGTTGAATTCTTCCTTCCGCATGAAGGTCTTTAAATCTTTCGCCCGAACGTTTTACATGGTCTTCATAAATTTTACCAGTTTTAGCTTTTAGTGCATCTGCTAAAATTTTTCTGCCATTTTTCAAGCTGTTTAGTCTATCTTCTGTAAGAAAAGATTTTTCCTTATTGATATAACTAAAACCACCCTTACCGCCCTCACATAGGTTGTAACTCATTTCTGATAGCACGACTAATTCTTTTTCTTTGGCATTCATGTCTTCTTCATTATCGAAGATATGAAGTATTTCCTTAATGAAGTTTTCTTCTCCATATTTGGAGATAGCTCTCTTAAGAAGTTTACCAGAACCCATATACCCATCATCTAGGTGTTTTGTCTGGTGTTTTCCGATATAGAATTTACCATTTAGTAAATTTGTGGTTTTGTATACAGTGTAGAACATTAGGAAACCTCGATTTGTATAGGACTTACTATGCCTATTTATACAAATCGAGGTTTCAATGACGGGTAGACGGGATTCAAACCCGCATTGCACAGAGTGAAAATCTGTTTTCCTATTCAGTTAGAAGACTACCCGATGGCGATCCGTGAAGGACTCAAACCCTCAACCCTTGGTTTCGAAGACCAATGCTCTATTCAATTGAGCTAACGGACCTTGTTTATGTTTTGTCAATCCATACGCTATCTAGCTTTTCTAGAAGACGAATGAACTCGTATTCCTGCTGCTCCGCAGCATCTGCGGCCATTGAAGCCATAGATGATAGCGAATAATCCACTTTCACTTCCTTTGACTTCCGAAGGGCATCAAGGACATCATTCAGTTTCACATAACGCATTGTATGTTCCTTTTAAGTGGTGCCAGTACGTCTGGCACATACCTTCTTAGGGTACGGACAGTCACGACTTTTATTATACAGAGTTTGGACTGACGCCTTTCAGACTTCTCTGTTTTTGGGTGCTGTCACACGTTTAAAAGGACTACGGAATGTCCTTTCTCAGTCTGTTCGTTAATGTCCTGCCAGACAACCCATATAGGTCGAACGATGATAGAGATATTGATTCCCTTGACAACTAGGGTTTTGCGTTCTTTAATTCGTACCCAAAATTTGGTGGGTGATACAGGATTCGAACCTGCATTGTTGACCTTAAAGGAACAGTTTTACAGACTGCTGTGACACCACCACCGTCACCGATCACCCAAACTTACATTTGTCAAAATGGTATCGATACATTGCTAATTTCTGTCCAGATTTATAGCAGTGAGGACAAGTTATATTTTCAACAACATTATCGTTTTTCTTACCATTCTTACGCACACTCTCAGAAATTCTTCTTTTATGAGTTTCTGACATAGAGTATCGTTCTTTGATATCTTGGTCAACTATTTTTTTAGTTGAATTTTTATTTCTACTTCTAAGTTTAGCTTTTTCTGAAATCTTTTGTCTTGTCTCTTCAGAAATTTCTCTCTTACGGTTTGATTGTGAGATTTTTTCTCGGGTTTCAATACTATGCTTGAAACCGGGAGAACCCATTTTTTTCTTAGAATTTTCTGAGTGGGACCTTCCTTTGAAATGCGGACCCCCTTCACCACCAACACCAAGGTTATAAGTATCTTCTCGGAGAACAAAGTCTTCGTCTATGAGTTCTTTTTCCTTTCGGTTCATCTCTTCTTCAGTTAAGAAGATGTGAAGAATTTCTTTAGAAAATGAACTTTTACCATATTTCTTTATGGCATTCTTAAGTAAGATTCCAGAACCATAGTATTGGTCATCAAGATTTTCTGTCTGATGCTTACCTATGTAGAATTTTCCATTTACATTGTTAATCGTCTTATAAATCGTGTAATACATTTTTGTATCTCCCTCAAGTATTTAGTATCAAATCTAAATCAAAGGGTAATGAGATAAAAAATAATTTACTACGCAGTAAATGGGAGCGGGTTTCCGTGCTGCCCGGAATCCTCCGGCTTATGAGACCGGCGACTTATCTACTTTGTCCTACCCGCAGTATTTCTATTTATGCATCATAACTCATTCTTCTACCTAAGTCAACTACTTTTTTCGTCTTGGGTTGAATTTTGTTTCGAATTTCATTAGTAATGCTTCGGACAATTTTCCATTCAGATTTGCATCGTCCAAAATTTCCTGATAATCCTTCCGGTTTGTCACTGGAAGCAGGAAATCTGGTGGACAATACACCAGATTGCCGTCCATGTCAACTATGATCAACCGTTTATTTCTCTTAACCAGAGAGAATTTTTTGGTCGGGATATCGGGGATCAAACCCGAGTCTGATGTGTGAGAGACATCCGTTCTGCTCAACTAAACTATACCCCGTTAATACTGAGCGATGGTTTCGCCCGGAATATCTTCCCAACGTTCCTTCATTTTCTGGATCACTTCATCAGGAACATTGTGAATATTTCCATAAGAATTTTTCATCGCATAGATGATGATATCTTCAGGAGGGTTCATTCCCAGATAGGGATCGAGTTCCCACTTGCTGGTGAAGGTATTCGAAACGATAACGTCAATACCATTGCCCAGATACTTTCTGGTCTGTTCAATACACCATTCATGAGCTTCCTTGATCTTGGAAGGATCATAATTGTAGTTTCCATAAGCATCCTCAAAGAACATATCTGCCTCGATATGAACGGTAGGATGACCCTGACTTTCCAGAAGTTCACCAAAGATGCTAAGGTATTCCTTAGCAAAGGTAGACTTTCCAGAACCGGGGAGACCCCGAATAATAATAAGCTTCGGCATTAGAGTGGTCTTTCTACAGACAGTGACGAGATTGTTGGTGGAGGAACAAACTTATACCTAAATTTGGTCTCAAGTTCGTTCTTCATACTTTCTGTCATAAAGACAGTGATATAAACTGCGCTTCGATTGTATCTCCTATCAAATACCCAGACAGTTCCAATCTCAGCACCAATCTTGAGGACTTCAAAGAAGAATTCTCCAAGAGAGGCTTTC